CTTGACAAAAATTTGTTACCCCAGTGGAGGGTATTACATAAAATTCAAATAAAAGTTAATACCTCCTCATAGTCTGTCCTACTAAGGGGGTTGTACATGGAAATGTGTTAAAAATATATACATATGTACAAATTAGCTTTCCACAGAAGGAAAGCCTAAGAAATGACAAAAAGTTCCATCATCAGCAGTACCCGAAAGTACAAAATAATGAACATCATCGTCAGCAACAGAAGCACTGGGACGTCCAACATGTGCCATCAAGGCTACATTGTCAGGCCAGACTTCTTGAATAGACCTAGTATTTATTAGGTCAAATTGATGTTGAGCAGGAGCAACAACATCTAAAAAAGGAGCTACAGCTGCATTACCTACTCCCAACGCATACTGAAATCCAATATCTGAAGCAGTAGTTAAATTAGGAGATTGGAATGCTACGGATGGTGGAGATGTAGTTCTCACGGATTGAATATCATGATAAGCCAATAAGTGGGGCCTGATGACATTCGGCTGTTCTTCAGAAGAGTTAATATGAAATGCAAATTTCATTCCTCCTCTATACCCTAAATAGGCACTAGCAAACCAACCTGCAAAGTTGGTAGAGATACCTGTAGTAGCAGAAGAATAGCTAGCTGAATTGCGATAGGGAAAATTAGGAACAATCGCTCCTACATAGTTCAAAGTGGAAGTATGCGGGATATCAACTGTTTTATCGCAAAAAAGCGTCAGCTTTGATGTCAGATGCTTCACAGAAGTATAATCTTCTCCAAAAGCTCTAACTCCAGCTTTGCTCAAATCAGACTTAGGACCGAAAGAAACTTCAACAGCCTGTGAAGCTGTCAAGACCTCATCTCTTTCTTCCTCCAGTCTAAAAGCCGCTTGTCTAGTCAACTTTGGCAGAGACTCCCTCAACAATAAAGGGGAAGGCTCTAAAACCATATCTTGATCTAGGAATCTGTTCGACAGCAAATTTAGCGTTGAAGGTGAATACCAACGCATATTATCTGAACTGTAATACACATTAAATGCTATCGAATCAGTAGAACCATTACTAGTCACAGGATTGACCACATAGAAAAATAAATTTCCGTTAGTCATCTGATCATAAGTGATAGTAGTAGTGCTATAAGAATAAGACCATGCGTAGTTGACTGGTTTCTTAAAAGGTATCCTAATCTTGGTATTAGACCTTCCAGACACAGCAATAGTCACATTCTTAAGCGTTTGAACTGCATCTTCGAAATCGGGAGGTAACCCAGCGGTAGCCACTGGATCCCAAGCAACCATAATGGTTGCCCTATGGAAAACAGAAGCAATAACTTCAACCTCTACAATAAGATCACCCACCCAATAATCGAAAGGGATAGTCACACCTGCTAATGGCGTGACTCCTCTCCCTCCAGCGTCTGTCATAAAAGCGCAAGGGTTTAAAGCTAAAGAAGTAATTAAGGACCCTGCACCAGCAGCGGGTGCAATAGTTCCTTGATGAACCAATCCTGGGATGGAGGCGATATGAATTAAAGACATATCATCTCCTTTGCCTCCTCCGTATAACGGAGAGATGCCCAATGAAGTGGTAGCAGAACCAGCTAAAACTTGTGATGTGCTTTTACCATCAAACTGCGTGTAATTATCGGTGAATCTATTCAAAATAGGAGCCCAATTTTCCACTTGTGGAGGTTTTGCATACCCAAAAAATGCTAGAACGTCACCTGCAGCTCCTGCTACTGTAGAAAACAAAGTAGTGAATGGAGACAAAACAGGGAATACTTTTCCAGCAACATCGGAGATAACTGCACTACCTTTAGCAATGGCAGACAGTGTACCTCCTTCTTTCTTCTCTTCCACAAAAGCAGATGAAGTCAATGTAATACCTTCCATATCGACATCTTCCAAGTGCATATAAACGCAAATATTTGCAGAAGCTGCAACTGCAGTTCCACTAAATAATGCGTTAAATACAATCAACTCCAATCGGTAAGAACCAGTAGACGGTCCCTTGATTGAGTAAGCACCTGACAAAGTGCAGATTGGTAATTTCAGTTCATACGTATCAGATTTTGAAGGATCAATATCTAAATGAGGCACGATCTGAGAATTGACTTTACTACCTTGTTTAATAACTTTAAGAGTAGTAGAAGTTGATGTGACGTTGTAGTCGGTCAGGGGAATCGGCGTTGCTGCTAGTATCAATTTACCAGCTGCGAAAGGTTGACCTTGTACAACGACACGGAGACACAACGTCGCCCTACAGAAAGAAAAGTTAGAATACTTCTTTCCAACAGGCATTGTTGAAATAGTATTCATATAGAATCTAAATAAATCATCAGTGATATTAACACTAGTAGTAGCTGAAGTAACTTGGTTGTGATAAATTTTCACGGGATGATCCACGAATTTCTTGTATGAATCGTCACCTGCACTGACACTCGAGACTCTATAATTATTGTCATCGACCATCATCTGAGACGACTGAGCGACATCGGCGTTTTGTCCGATAGAAGCTGTAGTATTTAGTGAATTAGAATTATCATTAAAATTGGCAGAGAAGTTAACTAGATGTGGACCTCTCCTAAGCCCACACCGCGGTTGATCGACTATTCCAACGACCAGGGCCACATAATGTAGAGGTTGATCAATTTGCCTCTAACATTAGTCATACATAAGTCGAAGGGAGCCTGCTTAATTCCGTTGCTCAGGGAACGTCGCTTTTAGGGTCATCCGGAGACCGATTTCTTTAGAGCATAAAAGTTCTAAAGTTTTTATCCTTGTATTCTTCAACTAAGGCATCATAGTCCAACAAATGCACTGGACCTAGCCTATGTTCTTCATACAAAGTAGTAAGGAATTTCTGAAACAACTTGAACTTATTGCGGCCATGCAAGAAGAACTCTCTCTGAGCGCCTTCACAAACGGCATGCAATCTTTCCAACGGAGAAATTCCTAATTCCCGGTTCTCAAACATCATGCCTTTATAAATTGAATCTTCCACTATGGGAGCTACGAAACCCAACATTTCAGTAAACACAAAAGAGCGTTTTAGAAAAGTAAGTGATTCAAAAGGCAAAAAAGGAGTTATAACTCCTGATTTGTTTGCCGGAGTAACAACATATCCCATGTCTTTGTAAATGGGCTGTAAGTTCACCATGTTGAACTTACTAAACTCATCACTAACACTCGAGACATTGTCGTCACCAACTGTTGCTGTCATAACAACATCATTGAACTTCTCAAGCATAACTTCTCTTCCAAACAAACGAGAGAATGCAATTCTCATCAACAATGAGTTCACGATGGAGTTAAGTATAAGAGTAATGAT